CCAAATAGAACTGTACCTTGTCCTGGGAATGTAACAACTGGGTTGATACCATTCTTGTATAGAGTGTCACGTTCTGTTTGAGTTGGATTGTATGCTAACTTAACTACGTTCTTGATAACACCACGATTGTAACCGCCTGGAGAATACCATGGGTCAGCAGCAAAGTCAGTACGAGCACACAAACCAGCGATATCGCCGTTCAATGGAACATAGATATACTTGTCGTTATACTTATCATACATATACTTGTAGCCACTATCCATAGAAGCGTATGAAGTAGATGTATTTACAGAGTTAGTTGTAGCAATTCTGTAATTTACCATTGATTGGAAGTCTGATGTTTTTGTAACTGGAGTCAATGAAGAACCATCATCCTTAGCAGCAGAAACAAACACAATACAATCTTTACGAACTTCAGCAACGCTGCTGATAACGTACTTAGCAACAACTGATTCAACTTCACCAACACAGATTAGACCAACGTCCATTGCTTCTGTATTTGCGAAAAGAGAAAATGCTGTTAATAGACCAGATTTAATTCCTGCATCGTGTGCTTTAGAAGATACTGTGTAACCATCAGTGCCCTTACCATTAGTCATAATAGCAATAGAACCATTCGACTCAGTAACAGCATAACCCATAAGAGCTGTATATGGACGCTTGAATGTTGTAAATACAGTGTTAGCACCCATACCACTTGTAGAGATATTAACTGCGAAAGCAGCTGCGCTTGATGTATTCAGATATGTGTTACTAACGATATCATCGATGTCGCGTAGATTCCAGATATAACCAGAGTCACGATTCATAACAGTTTTGTAGTAGTTGTTTGAACCATCTGATAAGACAGCATCAGCTGCTTTAGATACGTTACCAAACTTTTCTAGAACTGCGCCTTGCACGCCAGTAAACTGTCCTAAGCGATCAACAACAACAATATGCATCTCATCTTTAGCAGAAGCATAACCATTGTTTGTCGCATAAGAAGATGTTCCTGGAGCAGAAACAAACTCATCGATATATTCCCATTCAAAAACAATAGAAATAATACCAGATGCGATTCCTGGATTTGATGATAATGTAGCAGCAGTTGCGCTAGTAATACCAGCAAGAGTAGTAGCACCAAGTAATGTACCAGTACCAGCAGCACCACTGTAGAATTTTACTTTAGAACCAACAGTAGCTTGAGTAGCAATAGCACCACCAGAGATTGCTAACGCTGTACTTGTTTGAGCACCAGCAATAGTACCTGTAGCAACAACGCTGAATGAATCAGCATCGCAAACAGAAACTTTTAGTGTATTACCCAGTGATCCTGGATATTTTGCTACCCAAGTTGAGTTTGGTGATGCAGCTGATGAGAAGTTTGAAACATAATCGTCTTCATTCTTAATAACGATTGCTGTTACATCTTCAGACTGAGCATTTTTAGCATCAGAAACAGCTGCTGTAGTTGGCACAGCACGAACAACAATCATATTATTTGAATATGATAAGAAGTTAGATGCGGTGAAAAATGAGCGAGCAATAAAATCATTGACACCCACTGGTTTAGCGAATATGTTCGATAGCTCTGATTCGCTGGCTAGAGTTATTGGCTGTTCTACTGGTCCCCAGCGGAAAAATCCTGCTGTGGCTCCAATTGAAGCAGCTACTTGAGGAATTACCAGTGAGAGATCTTTCTCTACAACTGCAACTCCTGGAGAAACTTGAAATGGCATGGCTATGTCTCCTTGATACGATTATTTGTCGTTGTTAATAACAACCCTTGTTTCATCTCATTTTATTTAGTAATTTGATGATTTCAGAAGTTTGGGTGGTCGTTTTCTATTTGTCTTCCGTCATCGATAAATCCAAAGGGGGTTAGTTCTTCTTCGATGGCTAACATTTGTTTCTCAAACATGGCTCTTCTTAGGTCTACGTTTTTGTTACTCAAATCCTTAAAATAAGAATTAGTTGTTAACCAACCAAAAAGCACCAGTGGCATAACCAAATCATCATGGTATCCCTCATCAGCTGCATAAGTACCTCTTGTCTCGATAAAAGTAGAAATTTCTGATATTGTATCGATATCATTTATAAGAAGTTTCTTTTCTTCAATCATGGCTTTGAAGTTATGACAACCAACTCGTTTTACCCTTCTATCCGTATTAACACCAAACTGAACTTTACCCCCACCAAATCCACCAGAAACCACCTGTCCTTGGGTAGTTCTATTTACAAAGATGATATTTTCATACATGAGTTCATCATGTAGAATATAGGCTACTTGTTCACTAATGTTAATTTCAATCAAAACATACGCATCATTATAATCTTTTGCTACTTTATGTATCACATTTGGATACAAAACAGGACTAATTTTGTTACTTCTGTATTTACCCACCATCCTATATGGAACATCCGTAATGTCTATAATAGAGAATGCCGAATAATCTCCACCGACACCTTTAGCGATGTCGGCAATGATACAATATTGGTGATCTTTTTGCGGATAGGCAGTTAAATCTAAACCATCCTTAGAGTGTATATATTTATCAGGCGACAGCTGACCAATAGTATTAGCGTCAACCAGTGTCAATGAAGAACCAAGGAATTTACACAATACCTCTTGATTAAATTTAAGTTCACCAAGCTGACGTCTTTGTTCTTCTGCCCATACCTCATCACGTCCTGGGATTCTGTTATATGGGATGAACATTGAGACGAAGTCATTTCTTCCATTCTCAGCATCATTCCAAAATTTCCAGAAGTGATTATAACCAAGTGGTGTTGATGTTATTAGAATTTTTGTTGTTTTACCAGCAGAAATTGTAGGATAAACAGAAGTAAAGAATGCCTCAGCAACGTTGTTTGGAATGATAGCTGCTTCGTCAATATACAATAAGTTTACAGACTTAGAACGAATACCAGACATTGTTGTGGCAGCAGTAAATACCTTTGAGCCATTCTCTAATTCAATATCACCTTTGTTCCAAGTAGTAACACCCTGTTGCATCCATAGTGGCAGATTCTCATACATTAACTGATAACGTGAAAGAATCTCACGAGCAGTTGTTGCTTTGTTAGCGAGAATAGCTACGTTTTTATTGGCTTGGAATAATGTGTACCAGAGAATATAGGCAGCAGCAACAGTAGTTTTACCTTGCTGACGACCTTCCATAAGAATGACTTTACGATTGTCATGAATAACTTGGATCTTTTCTTTTTGACAATCATATAATTTAAATGGTTGCAATCCATGATCAAGTGTTACGATGTAGCAATAATTATCTACAAAGTATATTGGATCTTGTGAGCATTTGATGTATTCCCTAATATCCTCTTGCGAGAATGGGATATTAACACCAGCTGCTTTTAGGTTTTGATTAGCATTATATGATTGTGCCATTAGAAGTCAAAATTCCATTCTTCCGTTACTGGTATTGGAGTAGTTCCTAATGGAGAATTAGATGGGTCAACAGAAGCGACATACTCTCTTCTTCGTTGCGCAACTTGAGCACCACTATTATCTGTTACATTTTCTTTAATATTTGTTTTAACAGTTCTGATAACATTAGATTCAGTAATTGGACCAAACATCTGAGTCTTCATGGTGAAGGTTAATGTGTAAATTACAGTTCGTTTCATTTCAAACTGCCCATCATAATCGTCTTGTAGAGTAACACTGTTAAGAACAGTTGGAACATCAAACTTATATCCCATTTTAGGATCAAGATTTACAGTCAAATTATAATGTGGTGTGAAGAAAGGAAGAATTTGTTCAATAATTTGAAGAGCATCTTCTTGCGTCTTAGATATGACGTACATCGTCACACCAAGATTATACGGAACAGGAACATATTGTGTTCTGCGTTTAGTGTCGTCAACTGTATCTTCAATAACTAATTGGTTAAGAGAGTTTAATTTTCTTGTACTATCGTAGGAGAAATCTGTAATTTCAAAAGTTATTCTTGGTAAAACAATTTCTACTGGACGATTTAAGTCTGGATCATTTTGTGAACGAACTAACCATTTTTCTTTTGGACCATATGTGATTGGAACTTTGATTAGTTGGTTTGCGCTGTCGTTTGCGTTATCACGTTTAATGAACATGCTATTAAACAGCTTCCCAAATACGATAATACTGTTTCTTACAGTTCCGTGATAAAAATGTGAATGATTAAGCATTCTTTACCTCTCCGAATGGGTTGGCTTCATTAAAATCAACCAAGCCACTACCTTCAGAATCATACTTAGTGTTGTCTGATATATCAGTTGATGGGTCTGCTTCTGACTCTAAACTATATAACTCATCTGCCTCTTCGCCAACAATAAACTCACCATCTTCTGCTCTTACCATATCTTGGTCATAAGAATATGC